GTTCGGCAATGTTCTACACAGCCACCCAGTCTCCGCCTACGAGCGCAGACGGATGGAACAACTTGCGTTTTCCACACTAGTACGCCATTGCCCCGAAAATGCCACTGGCAAATTCGTGGACATTGGTGGCAACCCAGTTCGCCATCGCGAGTTCCATCGTGATAACGTCTGGTCTTGTTGCCCGCTACTAGATACGCGTGATATTTTACGCGAGAAAAGACGCAAAGGTTGCCATAATTATTGCAACCATCGAGTGGAGACCTGTGATTGTGTACCTAATGTCCGTGGGTACCTATCGATCCATTCACTTTACTACCTCAGCCCTGAACTAATCGCCCAGGTGTTGTCTAACGGGAACCATGTACTCGTCGCAGCTCACCACGTTTTCCCTCATGCTGCTGGCACCTTCAGTGCCGGTGAAGCTTCTTATGAGCGGAATGCTGGTCAAGTTACGATGCATGTTACAGGAATGACCCCGTCAACATATGTGCATTCAGATTTGTCATGGTTAGCTCTCGGTAGTATGGACACCCCGTATGGTGTCCTAGCGTGGGAAGGTGATACCTCAATGGGCAGCACCCATATCACCGTCTTCACCATGGTTACGGAAGCTCAGCGCCGCGCTGTTCCGTTTAGCCTAAACTCGCTCAGCCTGGGTAGCGAAACAGGTGGAAATGAGCAATTTGATCTTCGCTGGGACCAAAGCCGCCAACTTCAAGCTCACACGACAGCTCAATTTGAAGTTCGGAATTTGTATCGCATTGGGAGTAACTTGTACTTGGACACAGGGAAGACTACAGTCTCCCTACCCCTCCAACCGTTGTATCAAGTCGCAACCTCACGCGCTTACATGGCGATCAAAAGTGGAGACATGTCCGCTATAGCATGCGCCCTTCGTCGTGAAGGGGAAAAATGCAACATGTCACCCGTCGATTTGCACCGCTTCGTCGTGCTTGGGACTCCTCTCGTTCTTGTGCTTAGCTTGGCTGATTCAGAAAAGGCGTACATACAGTTCGTCATGAATCGGCTAGGCTCCATTAAGCGCTATAACGATATGTTGGAGTTAAAGTACGCAGCACTGGTGGTGCCGCTCAAACTTGTCTTACTGTTCTGCTGGCTCGTCCTTTCGGCGGGCTGGTGGGGCCTGGTCGGTGGTCTTCACTGGTCAGGTTGGTGGGCATTGCTCCCCTTCACCGTCTTTCTTCTGGTTGCTCTCATTTTGATTCCCTGGCGCTGGCTCTTACAACGACTGCGCACATCTTTGCGTCTACCATTGCTCTACCGTCGCATTTACGGATACGTACGACCTTACCCAGTAACTACAGTTGTTCCTGGTTCTGGTCGGTTACGTGTTGGTGATGCCCCGGCACCTTTGGAAGACGTGGTTGTGCATCATGTCGCTGTTGAAGTGGCAACGCCTCAAGGAAACGTCACTTACGTCGCTCCTGACGTTGGTGCCGACTCTAACGTTGCAGATTCACTAGTCCAGCGTCTATTGACGCGGGACACGGTTGATCTCACCGTTGGGGCACAATGGCTGCATCTTCAAGAACGGATATATCAGTCTTCTGATTCTAAGAAGCTGACGCCGTTTGGCAGTAGATTTTTTTCTACCGCAAACGACGAGTTACCGCAGGTGGTACCTTTATCCTACGATGAATGGAAGAAATGCTACAACGCTAAGAAACAAGCAAGCACCGACGCTGACATGGCTACTTGGCGTAAACATGGTTCCCACATCTCGGATCTAGGAAGGAGATGGACCATTTTTGTTAAGGCCGAAGCCAGCTCAAAAGCCAAACCCAGAAACATCATTTCCCCACGAATGGCGTTTCACGGAGTCGTCGGACCGACCGTACGTCCGCTCGGCAATTTAGTGGCAGACCAAATTTGGCACCGCGCTAGTGCCATGTGGTACACACAGGGAGCATCCCCTGAAACTCTCGGCGAGTGGATGGCATCCAACACACGCCGACTCACGTGTTCCGGACGACCCCCAGTTTCTATCTGGGCTGACGCCTCTTCTTTTGAGGCCTCTGTGCATGAAAATGCGCTGCGTTTCCGTTTCCGTGCGTATAAAGCCATGGGGACATCTCCTGATGTCTACTCTGCCATGATGTCGTCCATCGCTTGGGCTGCCGCTGCTAAAGGCGGCACCGCGATTGGTGCGGTCGGGAAGACTGCCTCTGGTGTTGACGACACCTCCTTGGGGAACACCTTTGTTTCTTCGGGACCACACGTTGAGTATTTCCTCGATCTCGTGAGTGAATACGACATGCGTGATGGGGATCACTGGGCTGGCCTTGGCCAAGGTGATGACCTTTTCTTCCTAGTTTCTGCTGATCTCTATGACAAGATGGGGAATAATTTGGATAAACTGCAAATCCATGTGGCCAAATATGGGCTCACTTTTGAATATGGTTCCGGGGTATGTGATTATGATCATGCTATCCCAGCCGATTTCTGTAGTGGGTTCTTCTTTTGGTACAAGGATGGTTCATGCCTTTGGGGCACCAAACCCATGCGTGCGGCTACCAAATCTTTCCTTGTCGATGGTAAAGCGTTGACAAACGACGATATCAACAAGCAAATCAAAGCTACGGCTTTGTCATTGGCTGGACGGTCTAAGCACCTACCTGTTCTTCGAGCTGTTGTTGCCTTAGGTATTAAACAGTACGATGGATTTGTGGATGTCAAACCTGCCTGGTCAGCGGTTGTTGGAGGCTCTGTTAAAGTCGCTCCATCTTGGGATTATTGTGCCCGTCTTTACGGTGTCGAAATAGCTGACCTTCAAGCCCTTGAGCGTGAAGTTCAGAAATTCCCAGTGGAGTTCTCTAATTCTACAGCCTCCATCATGTTGCGCGTTGAAGGAGTTGAGTTCAAACCTTCCAATGTCTTACCCCCCGCTCGGCATCATGAGAGCGACGTTGGTGTGCTACTGGTCCCAGTACCACACGTACCGACTGCTGTTCTGGTTGACGTGTCGGCGCCTGAGATAGGCGCTAGCTCGTCGACTTGACTCAGTTGATGAAGCATGAAACGACGTCCGGAGACGTTAAACACCCCGCCCGGAAGGCGTTAAATTACCCGTTCGGAGGCGTTAAGACCCGGTCCTTTGCCCGTAACCCAAGCTTAGCCGTTTGGAATGCGTTAAATCCCGCTACCACAGCGTGACAGTGGGACCGGTTAGTGTGATACCAGAAATTCACACCACTCTATGAGTGCCTCAGGCGGTATGTACGCTTTGAGTGAGATCCGACCGATTACAAAGTCGGGGCTTGCCCCTCCAAACGGGGTTAGAGTAAGCTTTCCCACACTTTTGCTTTATTTAAATTGTGGATCAACGTTCAAAATGGCTCGCGCTGCGCGTTCGTCTCGCCTCACCTCCGCTCTCAACGGGCGTGGTGCTAGTGAACAAGGTATTAACTGGCTGTCACAGGCTGTGAATCCCTTTCCTGATGTTGATGTCCCGCCGACTGGTTATCCTGACTGGTCGACTGATGCCTCTATTGTTGCTTGCGTGGAGAAGACTGTGTCTATCTCTTGTCCTGCGAGCATCAGTACGGGCACCTGGGATTGCAACATCTTTTCACTCCCTTTGTTGGCCGGCACTGTTACCTCTTCTACTAGCGGCACCCCACAGTGGTCAGTCGCTAATGAGACGTCACCTACAGTGGCTCCGCCTACTTTCTATCAGTTCAACCCTGGTGCGATGCAAGGCCTGAACTCTACCATGGATTTCTCCACGGTTAATTACTGCATCCAACCTACTGGCTCAAACACTCTCCCTGCCGTAGGTACTGCCAACTTTGCGCCCTCTGCGTTTGGCTGGCTTGATGCGGGACAAACCTGGACCAATGGAAATTCACGACTTGTGGCGTTAGGTTTCGAAGTTGCTAACACCACAGCTGATCTGAACAAACAAGGAGCAGTGGCCTATTACCGCTGCCCTCAGGCGTCGCAAGATTCCTACTTACTCTCCCACCCATCGGCTACACTGGCCATTCCCCTGCTTGTGCGCCACTACCGTTATCCCCCTGTCAATGTGGGGGAGGCCATGCTTTTGCGTGGTACAGTGGTTCGCGAGGCTCAGGATGGTGCCTATGTACCTGTCACGATGTGTTCGTCTGACAACGATTTCAAGACTCGTCGCGGCATGCCACTTTCTTTCCGTTATGGTGATATTGAGGGCGCACCCATTATCACCAACATTCCAACCGTGTCCTCAACGACTGGCCAGTTTGGCGACGACTGCTCTATTGAAGAAGCCCCTTTCGATACCTGTGGGGCTTATTTCACTGGGTTGTCGCTATCTACCACTCTCCAACTCACGGTTCGATTCTACGTGGAGAAAGTCCCCGCTCCCTACGATTCAGCCCTCGTCGTTCTCACTCGTCCAGCTCCCCCTATGGATCCTGTTGCACTTGAGATCTACAAGCGCATCATCGCTGACCTGCCCCCTGGCACCGCCCTGGCTGATAATGCCTCAGGTGATTGGTGGAAAACCATTTGCAATATCGTGTCAACTGCTGCTCCCATCTTGGGTGCCGTTGCTGCTCCATTTACTGGTGGCGCTTCATTGGCCATCGGTTCCGGCATCGGCACAGCCGCCAAAGGCCTTTCACAGATAGGAGGTAAACCGCAACCCACGACTTCGCATATGGTAGTTTCACGTACTCCAACCAATACCACCCCTGAAGCGGCACGCGCTGTAGCAACGCGTTTGGCTAGACAGCCGGTTCTCGCACGATCTGGTCCTAAGATCGTGCGTTCGATGAAGAAGTAAGTTTGTGATGTTTGTTGTATATAAATAAATAAAATACCATCGCGTGTCCAACTGTTAGAGAAAATTGGTTGTAGCAACCGCTCTGACACTGTGGAACGTGCCTGTGGGACTATAATATGTTATTTCTTTTAAAGTCTTTT